ATACGATACCTTTGCAGAACTCAATCAGGCTCTCGAAGGTAGCGGACTCAAGCTCAAGACCAAGGATGTGGGAGAGATCTTCGATATCTACGCCAAATCGATGAGGAAAGCTATCGAGGACCGCGTTCTGCTCGACTCACTCAAGGCCGCCAAAGGTACGGATGATCTGCCCTATGTGGCCAAGCGAGATAAGTATGGGAGGTTCCCTGCAGGCTTTCGTCGCATTAATCACCCACAACTGGAAAACATGGCTGTGCATCCAGAAGTGTATGACTCACTCAAAGTTGTGATGGAGAATGACAACCCGGATATTATCACTGCCGGCCTCTATGGAGCTTCAATGGCCGTGAAACGGATGCAGGTGTTTGGTTCATTGTTCCACGCCAAGTCACTTGGTGAAGTCTATTTACTCGCAATGGGGACTGATATCCTTCCACGTGTTGGAGATTGGAAACGCCCGAAGACTGTTATTGACGCTGCACGTAAAAAGTTTCATGAAATGAAGCTTGGAGATGAGATCGACGGACTGACTCGTGCTGGGCTTAAACTCGAAGTGCCTGATGACGTTAAGACCAGTATTATTGGAGACCTTGGTCGGCTTGTCGATACCACAACTGGGACTCGTATAGCGGGCAAAGCTGCCGATAAAGTTGATTATGTGAATAAATGGCTGGATCATGCTACTTGGGACTACATGCATGCAGGTGTTAATTGCGCTGTAGCCCTAGACGCCGTGGCTAAGTTCACCCGCAACAACGCCGAACTCCACGCAAAGGACCCTGCGCGCTATCCACTCAAATCAAAGCAGGAAATTTACGTTGAAGCTGCTCGCTTTGCCAACGACGCAACGGGAGGTCTTGATTGGTTCCGCATCGCGACAGAGGCCAAGACAGAACTCGGTCGCTCAGTGGCTCTCCAATTCGCCAGTCCGCAAGGACGCCGTGTTGCACAGATACTGGCATTCGCACCTGATTGGGCTCTATCCACCCTCCGTGCAGGATTTAATGTCTTTGGTAAGAGTGAGACTGGTTTCCGTGGTCTTCTGAAACCGACCAATGCAGTGGATCTGTACCGTCAATACGCACTACGCTCCGCAGCATTGTGGATAACCCTCATCAACGGAATCCAGTATGCAGTAACGGGCAAGCCAATCTGGGAAAACAAAGACCCGACTCGAATCGAATTCACTGACGGCACATCCATCCAGCCGGGTAAGCACTCCGCAGAAGCTGTCCACGCTGTCATGGACCCGGTTAAGTTCGCCATGAATAAACTCGGATACCTGCCCAGCTTGGCCGCAGATATTGCAGCATATCGTCACGGGTCTGGTTTCATGGCGATGTCGCCCCATTCCCCTGTAACTTATGCCGCCCTCAAAGCAGCGCCATTCACTGCCAGTCCTCTTGCTCAGCCTCACCTTTCTGTCGAGGAGCGTGTAGGTCGTTCAATCTCCGGCGGGCTTGGTTTCCCTGTACATGGGATGAACCAGGAACAGAAACTTCTCGCACGTTCAGAACGCTTACGCAGGGCCGCTGAGAAAGGATCCAAATAATGTCTTTCAGCCTTCCACCACCTCCAGGCATCAATCAGTTTAACTCAGCTTCCTGGCAAGACTGGTTCTATAAACTGCGGACAGCACTCATCCAGGCCTTTAATTCCATCTCAGCTATTAGTGGACTACCATCTCCTGGTAATAACATTGTCCATAACAGCTATTTCCAAGAACGTGAATACACTGTTCAGGACGATGTTGTTTTCGCCACTACAGCTCCATACACTCAGCATGCTCGTCGGTGGTACGGAGTAGCTCCATCTACGGACTTCAAAACACTGATCGACACTGGCCACGACAGTACCAGCATCACTATAAAACGTACTGCCGGGACAAACACAGGTGCAGTACGCTTGGTTCAAATCCTTGACACGGAAGACAGTTTGAAGTATGCCGGAAAGGACAAAACTTTATGGGTACAATTCGGCGTAAAGACAGGGGCAAACGTTATTTCGGTAGTCTTTTCAGTTTACACAGGAACAGGAGTTGATGAAAGTCTCGCCAGTTATCTGGCGGGTTCTTGGACCGGTTTGGCGCTGGCTATGGATAGTGACGTAACTGGAGCGTTCCCCTTTACTTTTGGAGCCTCCATAAAGCAGATTGCTTTTGAAGTTGCGGTCAGTTTTGACAGTACGTCGTCTGCCATCGACGATGAGGTGTACCTTGATAGTTTCGTAGTTGTAGATCAAGGAAGTTCTCCACATGCGGACGGAATCATGCTTTGTCCAAAGTCTCGTGCAGTCACCCGCCAAGAGTGCAACCGCTACTACCAGCAAATGGATTTGTACCTGACAACTTCCGAGATAAGTGTCCCAATCCACATGCGTGACATTCCTACAGTAACACTCGGGGATGCCGCAGCCTTTACTACAACCGGGACTACTGCCGATGCTTTGGTGATTAAGGTGAATGGTGCTGGAGATAATGGCATTCACACTGTTTATCTTAACTGCGAACTCTAACTAACAGGAACAATAATGAGCAATCCAAATTCAATTCCTCCAGTATTCAGCCATATATTGGAAATTCCAGGACAATCTGGTCAAACATGCTGGAACGGTAGAGAGCGTCGTCAGTCCATGATAACCTTGGCGGAGGAAGTAACAAAGCGGCTTGATCGCCAAGACGACCTGTTACTGCAATTCCACAATGAACTCATTGTGCATCTGGCTGAGACAAAAGAGACCAAGGAATTAGTAAATGAACTTCTCGAGTTGTACAAGGGGAGTAAGTTCATGGTAACTGTTTTCAAATTTTTCGTGCCGATTGTGGCTGCTGTTGCGGCAGCTTTTCTGTGGATTAAAGAGCATCTGAAATAATCAAGGAGTTTCAAATGGAAACAAGTGTAACCGTATCATCCGCTACCAGCTCTAACTGGATTCCTCTTAACATTAAGGGGGGCGATTTTAAAGTTAGCTTATGTCTAGAGATCACTGGAACTGGCTCCTATAAAGTAGAGCATACTTTCGACAACATCCAGACTGATCCCAGTCCAACTGTCTTTACCCATTCAGTGTTGTCGGGTATTACAGCAAGCACTGACAGCAACTATGATTTTCCAGTCAGAGCTGTGCGACTAACCTGTTCATCGTACACCTCAGGATCTGCTACTTTAAAGATCATTCAATAAGGAGATTTCTATGACTATCACACGAGATGCTGGAAGCGAAAAAGGTGTATCTTGGGTCGCATCTTCGGAAAGTTCTATACACAATGTCCTCAATACGTCTTCCTGCCTGTTACACGCCCCTTTACAAGCTTCATTACTTTTAAGTAGAGGAACAGGGTCGCCGACTTTCACTCGCGCTACAAAATCTTGGGGATTCAACGAGCTCGGGTATCTGAAGGAGCTATCGTCAGGCTGCGCGTTCTTCGGCGGGGCGAGGTTGGTCGGAATCTATTCTCAAAATCTGAATTATTCAGCGCAGCAACTTGGTCAACCAGCGCAGCTACAAAAACTGACAACGGAAACGGTTCTTACACAGTTACTGGTACTGGAGGTACTTATTCTCTGGGTATAAACGAACATGTTGCCATAGTTGGTGCAACGATGTGCGCGACTGTAAGGTTTAGTAAGGGAAATCATAGGTACGTTGGCATAAGAGTTGGGCAGTATATTACCGCCGATAAAATACCGTTTTACGATTTTGATACTGACACAGTATCAAATATCATCCCGGGAGCAACGCTATCGCGTACTATTGTATCTCCCGGCGTGGTTGATTTGACTATACTAGCGCCAGGAGTCACAGTTTCTACTGTGCAAATATGGGGTACTGCGTCTGACGGAAACGTGAGTACGTCAAAAGCTGCTGGTCAAACCTTCATTATATGGAGAGCTCAGCTAGTAGATGTCACCGGCTACAACGCCTCCTACGTCCCCGAGTATGTCTCAGTCGGGGTCTCTCGTAACGAAATAATTAATACAGAAGATCCAAGTAACGCTTCTTGGACAATGATCGGAGGTATTGGCACTAAAACGGCCGTTATTACAGATGGGCCTGACGGAAACCAAATAAATGTTTGTCGGGTAACTGTTGGGGTATCCACAACAGGGTTGAGAATACAAGGGTCTGGGACAGTTACATCTGGAGCAAAAATTTCCGGGGCTATCTGGGTAAGAAAAATTTCGGGGTCTGGAACACAAATCACCCTGGACCTAAACGACGCAGGATCAGCAGTGTTTGATACTACTGCCGTATGGCAGAAAATACAACTTGCTGACATCTCTCACGCCTCTGCTTCCGTTAAATTTATTGACATTACTATTAGTACTGCAACATGGACAACCGGAGATATAATTGAAGTTTGTTACCCACAATATAATTACGGTTCTACCCTAAACGATTATACGGTTGTTGGTGGGTCTTATGTATACGACGGCGCAGGTATCGACGGTGCTAAGTACTTCGAGACCGACTGGCAAGGTGCGCCTATACCAGCGGCGAATCTTCTCGGGTTCAGGAGAGAAGCGTCGGCGACGAATAATCTGCTGCACTCCAGAGATCTGAGCAATGCAGCGTGGTCGACCAAGACGAATATCACTGCGGCCAAGACAGCCACCGGCCTAGACGGCATAGCCAACACAGCAACAACTCTAACAGCCACCGCAGCAGACGCCATCATCCTGCAGCCGATCACACTGGCTTCTGCAGCACGTTGTGCCTCGGCTTATGTCAAGCGCAGGACTGGAACCGGGACTATTTCCTTTACTCAGGATGGAGGAGGTTCCTGGACAGACATTACGTCTCAGATCAACAGCAGCACGTGGTCGAGAGTACAGATCACTGCAACACTGGCTAACCCATCGGTTGGTTTCAAGAT